TTGCTTATACTTCAAAGAAGTATAGTCGATCACGGAAAATCCGTGATTGATTTTTTTCTTTTGTATGTGTGTAGCTAATTACATGCCGACAAAAGTCTATCAAGAATAGGAGTACATGCCGTGAACTTTATATTATTTTTTGCTTGGTTATTAATACTTGTATCTACTTCAAGTATATTATTAATAGTAGCTTATACTACTATTAATCCTATAATATTATTATCATTACTACCTGTAGTAATGTTACTTTCTGTTTTAGCTTTTGATCGGGGGTGATCATGCGTGTATGTTTCTATGATGATGAGGGGTTTATGTTTTCTTATCTTACCTGTCGTGACATGCGTCAAATATCGAAGATACTTAAACGTTTCCCTAGTAATGCAAAACTAATCACGGAAAATCCGAGAATGAAAAGGAGAATCAAATGAGTAACGTACCTTTAGATTTAGGTAATGGATATACCTTATCCATTGTTGCCGATACTGGCGGCTTAGTAGAGGTAGCACTAATACATGATGATCATGGATTTATTAATACAAGTCTATGGTTTTATGATGTGACTAAAGCATCAGATTTTTATGATGATGTAGTGAGACACATGAATGCCGATCAATTAATAATTGCTTTGGTAAAAGCAAAAGCATATGCAAAAGGAGAATGACATGCGGATAGAACACATTGCAGAGAACAAAGTATTTGTTCACAAGAAGTCTATGCTTTCAGGTAAGGTAAACTCTATGGTTTTACCTACGACTCAAGGTAAGATAGAATACTGGCTACAATCAGGTGAACTGATTCAAAATGTAATGCCTAACTTAGATGCCGAGCAACGTGAATTTATTAAGACAGGTATCAGTCCTGAAGAATGGGATGCTATGTGTGGAGATGAGGATGAAGAGTAAACGTGACAGACAATCACTACGTGCCGACAAATATTGGCGGTCTATATGGCATCGACAGATGCTATTCAAAACAAAACCCTTGACATCTGTTTCATCCTGTGACAGAACTAAGGAAATTAATGGCAACAAGGAGTTAAGCCAATGTCCAGATCCTACCTCGTCTATCAGTTCAGACCAGAAGTCTATGACATAATTAATGAGAACCCTCAATCAGAGATAGCAAGGATTGCTTTTGATCTAAGACTTCTTAATGAGAAGTCTGCAGAACAGAGTGTTAATGATGCTTTGTTTCATAACATGTATTATCCAACCAAGTTCCTGCATCTAGGTGTGCTATCTGAATCTGTTGACCCACTAGAGGCTGTCTTTGATGCAGGGAATGGCTATGGTAAAGCTAAAGTTACCACCCTTGCTAAGGGTGACACTAGCCTGTCTGTAGGTAATATAATTGTACACTTGCAGCAGAACAAGGCGTATCTATGTATGCCTACTGGCTGGCATGAGCTATCACGAGAGCTAGTCTTAGGCAGCAAATTGTAATCACGGAAATTCCGAGAATGGAGAATCAAATGAAGACCGAGATATATTATAACCTACACAAGCATGTCTTTTCTGTAAGGAAAAGAAACGGTAAGGTTCAATGGCATACTAATAGTATCATAGCACATAAGCCTGTCTTTGCAGTGCAACCTGCAGGATGGGCAAAGACTCAGGATGAGCAGGTCAAGAATGTACATGCGTTTGTTAGACCTCAAAGCATTGAGGTGGATGCTGATCTATGGTTTCAAGACCCAGACTATGCCCATGATCCTGACATAGACAGGCTTGAGCGTGTCAGGTATAACCCATATCATGCGAACACATTTGTAGATGAGCACGATGAGCCGATCTACCATGCCGAGGTTGCTTATTTGTATATTGACAAACAAAATAAACCTGTCATAAAGGTGTTCAGAACTTAAACGAAACATCCAATCACGGAGATTCCGAGAATGACTTTATCAACACAAGAAATGAATGATCTATTCAGATACTGTGCCGACATAGGCATGGCTGCAACAGACAGACCGATAAATGATACTGAGAACCACACTGGTTCTTGTGACCACCGTACAGATTACTGTGATGACACATGTTATAACGTTAAGTTATACAAGTTGTACCCTAACATGGCTAAACGTGATGACAGATGCGAAACTATCTGGCAGAAACTAAACAAGTCTAACTCTGATTTTACTAAATTTTTTAGTCGTAAACGGTACGATACTAGTCGTGTTCGTCACATGACACGAGGCGAAGCCTTCAAAGATGTAATTGATGTGTACCGTGTCAAGACTATGTGCCTACTTAACCCGGATACTACATGGTGGATTCCTACCAGAGCATGGCGTAATCCACGCCTCAAAGCTCTGATTGAGAAAGAGCTTATGCCTCTACCTAACTGTGCTATTAATGCATCACTCGACCCATCCAACAGCAAAGCTGAATGGAAAATGTTGATTGATGATGATTGGAATATTATGTTCTATGGTGATGATGACTTGACATCTGATCCTGTCTATGGAACAAGAATGTTCCTATGCCCTAAGACTCACAAGAATCTCAAGGGTCACTGCAAAGACTGCAAGGCAGGTTGCTTTGCACAAAAGACGATCAACCGCACACAAATTGTGCATCTATCAGAACACTAATCACGGAATTTCCGAGAATGAAAGGAGTCGATATGGATATCGAAGATAAACTTGAAGAAGCTATAACTAAATGGACAGACAGTTTAGATATAGATCAGTTAATTAATTACGTCCAAGAAGATCTCTGGGCGTATTACACTGAAAGTGCAGATGAAGAAGAAGCTTTAGAATTTATAACTGAAATGGAAGTAGAGTAAAAGGAGAAGACTAATGCCATTTGATACAACAACATCATTCGTACCAGAGCACTTGGACTTTGAAGTAGAGTTCGAGGAAACTAAATTCAAAGACAAGAAGTATGTAATCAATGCTAATACAGGTGAATACCTTGGTATTGTTGGTAAGGATTTTACTTGCGCCAATCATGGTGATTTCTTTCGTAATGTCGTAGACACTGCGACTCAGGAGTTACAAGAAGGTGATTTACATAATGCAGAGTTTAACTTCAGAACTGCTCGTGGTGGTGCTTGGGCTATGCTCGACATCACACTACCTAGCATGAAGACTGTAATAGAAACTGATCGACATGAAACTGAGATAGGTAATCGTATTATATCATTACATGGTATTGACGGGTCATGCTCTAATCAGGTATTCTTTGGTGCTATTGATTTCTTTTGTACCAATGGATGTATACGTGGTGATCACGATAAGATTCGCAGGAAGAACACTTCTAATTTCTCACTTAGTTCATTCATAAATGAGCTATCTAATTTGCGGTCTGACTTTTATGAACAGTCTATCAAGATGAAAACATGGGCGCAGACTAGTCTCAAAGATGTAGATGTAGAGGCATTGCTAGAAGCAATGATACCATCAGAACGTAAAGCTAAGAAGATGTATCAGCTATACCGTTCAGAAGCATTTACTCGTGGGGAAAACAAGTGGGCCTTGTACTCTGCCTTCACTAACTATGCATCTTATGCAGATAATCGTAATGGTTTTAATCTGCGTAATACAGGTAATGACACACAAGCTACCTCAATGTGGGGTAGAGAACAGGAGGTATCTAAGTGGGTTAGCGATGATCGCTTTTTACTAGCAGCTTAATCACGGAATTTCCGAGAATGAAAGGAACTACAATGACACCAGAAGAAATCGCAAAGAACCATCAAGAGTGGGCAGACAAACGAGAAGCACGTAGGATAGAGCTTGAAGAAAAATGCAGTAACTTAACAGAGGAACAAATAACTGCAATTAAATTTGCCTATGAAACAATACAAGAAGCGGAAGGCAATCTTAACGAAATGTTTGACATTACGATAGATGATGCTAGAAGTATATCTAGAGCAGAAGGTAGGTTAAGAATGGCATTTCCTCACCTCTGCAATCACCCTTATTATTCTTAATACAAACACAAAGGAGTTAAACATGTTTGTACTTGTAGCAACTAAACCACTCAATGACGGAACAAAAGGGTTTCGTTTCAACCTCTTAGGTAAGAAAGGATTGTACCGTAAACGTAATCGTGACTCTCGTGGTTGGTTTAAATATGAACCACTTAGTACTATGAACGCCTATCACTTTGGCAAACGTAGTTTGTATATTGAACATGCTTATGGACGTAAGCTGTATCACTTTGCAGGGTAACACATGGATTACTACGTAGTAGAAATGTATGTTGACGAGTTGGAAGAGTGCCTCATTATGAGGTGCTCGACCATCGAAAGTGCTAGTCTTATCTGTGAAAAATTAGAAGAAGCATTTCCTAATGCTGTCTTTGACATCATGGATACTGAACCTGTAATAAAAATGAGAGACTATAACTTGGAAAGGTATGAAGAATTGCGAAGTGTTTTGACATCTAAACCAAGAAGTCCACAACTAATTGTGATAGAAGGGGGTAAGCGTTAGTGTTATGTACTATGTAGAAGTTATCCATAAGGATGAAAAAGTAGCTGGATCTTATCAAGATCTTCTTTCGGATAGTGTTGATATAGCAAACAAACTTTCGTTTGCAGATTGCACTGTAACTATATACGAATGTGTTAAAACATTATGTAGCATTGATAAAATCAATAAGGTTTTATCTTGGAAAGATGACGGTTACAGAACATAAACTTTAGTGGGGTATTGCATTGCAGTACCCTACTATGCTACTCTTAATTTAAAGTATTACTATGAGGATTATAAATACTATGTATAAATATACTAAAAAAGTAACCTTAAAGAGTGGTACTGCATGGAAATTTGTACCACCTCAAGATGCTATTGATTCTGGTGTCGTACAAAGACAAACCTTTCGTGATGGTAGGGCTGCTAGGTATGAGATACCTAGACTAGTAGAAAAGGTGGAAGCCTTTAGACGTGGGGATATTGTCGCAGGAAATATTGGGCCTAACTCTACGATATTACAGATTTATAAATACTATGTAACAACTACACACTTTAGAGAGTTGGCATATAACTCACAAAGAACTTACGATAGCACTATGGATGCGATTGCTAATACAAGTATTAATAATAAAAAATTAGGTGCTATTAAAATAAAAGATCTTACTGCTATGCATTGTACTGAAGCTTACGAAGAGTGGTGTGAAAGTGTTAGTGTGTCTAAAGGGAATCAGTGTGCAAGAATTTTTTCATTATTAATAAATTTTTGTATATCTATTGATTTAATTATGTATAACCCTATGTCCAAAGTTCGTAAGAGAAAACATGAAACAAGGAATACAACATGGACACAGGAACAAGTAGAAAAGTTTCTTGATACTGCATTCACTGATTTTGATTGGCGTAATGTAGGATTAATTGTTTTGATGTGCTATGAGTGGGCACAAAGACCTACTGATATAAGATTATTAAAGTGGTCTTCAATTAATTTTAAAGATAAAAGAGTTAAAATAAAACAAACTAAACGTGGTGCAGAGGTAGAGCTACCAATCTCTGATGAGATTATGGAGATGCTCACTCAGCAGAAAAAAGATTGGGACTTCCAAGACTATGTAGTACCACACCAGAGGCCATCAGATGGTGCTTACAGGCCGTTAAATATTGGTCAGGTATCGGTACTCGCTAATCAAATAAAAGAAGCTGCAGGACTACCATCTGATTTGCGTGTTGGAGATTTAAGAAAGAGTGCTATCGTAGAAATGATCGACTCAGAGGTAGATCATCTAGCTATTATGTCAGTGACAGGACATCAGAATATCTCGTCACTTAATCCATACCATAAGCATACTTATGCTGCAGCTAAGTCTGCACTAGAAAGGAGAAAGAAATGAAAAGACTAGTACCACCAGAAGTGTTTGAGCATTGGGCTACATGTTTTCAAGAGGGTCAACTGATTGATGAATATGCAGATGAATTAGCTCAGGTATTATTTTTACTTGCAAACAACGCAAGGTTTGAAATAGAATACGAACAAAGATATCATGGTTATCCGTATGACAACACGATACATTAAAAATCCTATGGCTAAAGATCTTAGGCAACCTAAGTATAAACAACAGGTAATACCCGATAAGAAAAAACCTGTACCTAAACGAAAAGAAAAACATAAAGGAAAGAGTGATGAAAGAACATAACCCAGAAACTGTCATAAGAACATTAAAATATTTACTTGATGGTAGTAATGATGTACTTAGTAGTAATGCTGTATCATCAACACATGGTTGTTTATATTATGATGTACATAATAGTTTAATAGATGCTGTAAGTTTATTAGGCGGTGATGTAGATAAGTATGAATATATTGACCCTGAAAATCCCGACATAGAAGGTAGAAATTAAATGCTACAAACATTTTATATAGATCATATGGGCAGTGACCTGTCTGTAGTTAATGCTGCAAGAGTTAGTTTTAATAAAAAAAGTACATGGGCTGGTCAAGAAGATGGACTACATGATGGCGAAGGTGGTATGGGTGTGCTAAATACTGCTGATTCAAAACTAATACGCTACTTAGCCAAGCATAAACACATGTCACCCTTTGGACATTGCTTTGCATCCTTTCATGTCAAGGCACCTGTCTTTGTAGCTAGGCAGCTAGTCAAGCATAAGTTCTTACGCTGGAATGAAATCAGCCGTAGGTATGTTGACCATGAGCCTGAGTTCTATCAGCCAACAGAGTGGCGTGGACGTAGCGTAGATGCTAAACAGGGTAGTGAGGGTGTCGTTACACTCTATGAGGATCACCAAATGCGGCAAGCCTACCACCCGACTGAGATAAATGTCTACAGTCTAGAGACATATAACTACCTACTGGAACAGGGTGTAGCACCTGAGCAAGCACGTATGGTACTGCCTCAGAGCATGGTCACTGAGTGGTACTGGTCAGGTAGCTTAGATGCGTTTGCTGATATTTGTAACTTACGTTGTAAGCCTGACACACAGTACGAGACACAGGTTGTAGCTGGGCACATTGACACAGAGATGGCTAAGCTGTTTCCTGTATCGTGGGAAGCATTAAGGGAGAATGAATAATGAGTGATATAATTAGAATAACAGATATAGAAGAACACGAAGACGGTAGTGCTACACTACAAGTAGAGTGTGATCCAGAAACCTTTATGGCTATCTTTGACGTTGGGTTTGTTGAGTTAGTAAAGCGAGGTTTAGAATCAGAAAGGAGTGAAGATGTACGCAGTTCAGATTGAGATAGAAAAAGGTGAGTATACTTTAGTACGAAAGGAAAATCCTTGGACTTATAATTCAGAAGTTCTTTTATTTGAAACAAAAAAAGAAGCAGAAGCCGAATCAACAAGGTGGAATACAGGTATTGTAGTAGACTACAAACGATACATAAGACCTATGACTAAGGAAGAACGTACTAGATCTATTCAAAGGAATAGAACCTTTGTCAGTAAGTGAGTATATACCGTACATAATTTCCTTATCTGTTGTCGTAGGTAGTATTGCATTCATACCTCTTTGGCTGCTATACTTCGGTTTCAGAATTTTAAAAACCTTTATCAAAGGAAAAACAAATGTCAGATAATCCACATTCACCCTGCCCTTATGAAGACTGTAGCTCTTCAGATGCATTCAATTGGAATGATGATGGTTACGGTCACTGTCACTCATGCAGTAGGGCATACCCAATGAAAAACATGCCCACTACATTTGATTGGGTTAAGCAGGAGTACCCCTTGAAAGAACGTATCCAACCACAAAACATACAAGTCACTGGTGTGAAGTATGATGGCATCAGAGGTATTGATCCTGATGTATGCAAACTATATGGTATACAAATACAGACTGGCCCGAACGGTGAGGATATACGCTATGCATATAAGTACCCACACACAATTAAATACCGTATGTGTAATGACAAATCAAAATCATGGGTCAAAGATCGTGGCTTAGGTATGAACCACCTGTTTGGCCCTGAGTTCAATGCTGGTACAGGTAAACGTATCTATCTTACAGAAGGTGAGTTTGATGCAGCTAGTTTGTATCAGATCCTTGGCAAAACATTTCCTGTTAAGTCTTTACCTTCTGCATCTATTGGTGAAAAGTTCATCAAGCACAACCTAAAATACCTAACATCATTCAAAGAAATTGTGTATGCAGGTGAGCTTGATGATGCAGGACGTAGGGCTGCAGATAAATTGTATCAGGCATTCCCTGAAAAGTTTTATTATGTACCTATGACTGAGTGCAAGGATGCTAATGAGTTTCTTGAAACAGGTAAGCATGAGAAACTTATGTGGGCTGCACGATCACCACAACGTTATACACCAGAGAATTTCTTTTGTTCTGATGCTGATGTAGAAGCAGCAATCAAGAATGAGAATCCATATGAGTACGTACCAACAGGTCACACTGGCTTGGACGAAAAGATTCGTGGTATGGTTAAGGGTGGATTGACATTTATCAAAGCCCCTCGTGGTACTGGTAAGACTGAGGTGATCAGATACTTTGAGACAGGGTTACTTAACAATGGTGATACATCAGTAGCAATGCTGCACATGGAAGAAATGAAGTCTACCACCTACCGTGCTATGGCTACATATCATCTAGGTGTAAACGTTAGAACTAAAGAAGATGCTGCCAACAACAACGTGTCAGAGCAAAACGTTATTGAAGCGGCTAAGATTGCAACCAAAGGTGAAAGGACAATTATCTTTGAGATGATGTCACACGATGACCCACTCAAGCTGCTAGATTATGTACGTCTAGCTGTTACAGTGTATGGTGCTGGCTATATATTTATTGACCATGTACAACGTCTAGCCTACCTATCTAACTCAGGTGTAGATGGTGCTACTAGCACATTGACTACACTAGGCTCACGTATGGCTCAGTTAGCTAAGGAGCTAAACATTGGTGTTATCTTTATCTCTCAAGTCAATGATGATGGACGTACTAAGTATGCTGCATCACTTGAGGAAGAGGCAATCATCTGTATTAAGCTAGAACGTACAGCAGAAAGTGAGGACGAGGTAGAACAGAATACAACAACCTTTATCGTAGATAAAAACAGACCCTTTGCTAAGTTAGGTAGGGCTGGATCAGTATACTATGATCCATCAACAACCATACTAAGAGAGGATTTGTTTACACAAGAATCACAGGTGGCGTAATGATATTTGATGTAGAAGCTGATGGCCTCTTAGATGAGGCCACTAAAATACATTGCATGTCGTTCACTACTGATAGAATCCCTATGGGTTCTACCAGTGACTATGATGCAATGAGAAACATACTACTTAATCAAAAGGTTTTGATAGGTCATAACATTGTACGTTACGATGTACCATTACTAGAAAAGATCTTAGGTATTAAGATCAAAGCTAAGTTGTATGATACATTACCTATGTCATGGGTAATTAATACTGATAGACCTAAGCACAATCTTGATTCTTTTGGTGAAGACTTTGGTGTACCAAAGCCTGAGATAAATGATTGGGTAAACTTATCTCAAGAAGAGTACATACATAGGTGTCAAGAAGATGTTAAGATAACCAAAAGACTTTGGGAAAATCTTATCCAAAGATTCATGATGGTTTACAAAGATAAATCTAACCTTGATAGATTCTTTCAGTACCTTACATTCAAAATGAAATGTGCTTATGCTGCAGAAGAAAGTGGCTGGAAGCTTGACGTTGATTTAGCTAAAGATTGTGTAGCTAAGCTTAAAGCTGAACAGGACGAAAAGATTACTGAGTTAAAAACAGTAATGCCTATGCGTACTTTGTTTAGAAAGAAGTCAAAGCCAAAGGTAATGCATAAGAAAGATGGTTCTCTATCTAAACAGGGTGCTGAATGGAATGCTTTACTTCTAGAGCATATGCATCCCTCTGACTATATCGGTGAAATAGAAATAGTAAAAGGAGTTGAAGAGCCTAACCCTAAGTCCAGTGATCAAGTAAAGGCATGGCTGTTTGATCTAGGTTGGAAGCCCTGTACATTTAAGTTTGTTGAGGATCGTAAGATACCACAAGTACGAAAGAATGGTGAGCTTACTAACTCAGTTAAATTATTAATTGATGCCAACCCTACAGTCAGTGTGCTTGATGGCCTTACCGTTATTCAACACAGGCTTGGAATCTTTAAAGGTATGTTAGAGTGTGAAGTTGATGGTTATGTTAAGGCAGAGATTGAAGGTCTTACTAATACACTAAGATTCAAACACAAAAAGCCTTTAGTAAATCTTCCGGGTATAGATAAGCCTTGGGGTAAAGAAATACGTGGTTGTCTTGTAGCACCAGAAGGTTATGTATTATGTGGTGCAGATATGACATCACTTGAAGATACAACTAAGCGTCACTATATGAAACCATATGACCCTAAGTATGTAGAAGAAATGTCTCAGGATGGATTTGATCCACACTTAGACTTAGCTAAACATGCTGGTGCGGTGACACAAGAAGATATCGACAAGCATAATGCAGGTCAAATTAATTTAAAGTCACTACGAAAAAACTATAAGGTTGTTAATTACTCAGCTACCTATGGTGTCGGTGCAGCAAAACTATCCAGAGAAACTGGTATGACAGAACAAGAAGCTAAAAAACTTTTGAATGCATACTGGGAACGTAACTGGTCTGTCGCAGAGTTTGCTGCAGACAACCTAAAGAAAGTAAAGCTTATCAATGGACAAATGTGGGTACAAAATCCTGTCAGTAAGTTCTGGCATACTCTTCGATATGAGAAGGATGTATTCTCTACACTCAATCAATCTACAGGTGCTTACTGCTTTGATAAGTGGGTAGCTTACTATCGTATGGCAAGACCAAATATTGTAGGTCAGTTCCACGATGAATCAATTAACCTTGTTAAAAAAGGTGACGAACAACAACACAAACTTAAACTTGTGTCTGCTATTAATAAATTGAATAAGGAGTTAAAACTTAATGTTGATCTAGGTATAGATGTACAGTTCGGAAATAAATATTCCGAGATACATTAAAAAAGTTCTTGCATGTTCTTTTTAATACATGCTACAATTCAATTCTAGTCTTTAAAGGAGTTAGCAAATGGCTAAAATAACAGTAACAGGTATTGCTCAATGGGCAAAAGTATTTGAACAAAACCGTGATCTTGAGGGTTATCAAGGGCAGTGGCGTGACACTGATGGACGCTGTACGATTGAGATGATTCTTGACGAGGACAATACAGCACGTATTAAAGCTGCTGGCTGCATGTCATCAGGTAAGGATGATCCAGAAGGACGAGGCCGTGCCTTTAAGTTTACACGTAAGTTTGATACCCCCAATGATTGGGATGGTGGAGCACCTGCAGTGTACAAACCAGATGGTACTGTCTGGGATTTTGAAGCTGATGGGCCTATCGGCAATGGTTCTGAAGTTCTGGTAGAACTAGATGTCTACAAGAACAAACAGTACAGCACTGTTACTACACGACTTGAACGTGTTAAGGTAATGAAGCATGTATCATACGATGGTGCATCAGGTATGTCTGGCCCAGATCCTTTTACTAAAGATATTACGTCAGGTAGTGTAGTCGCTGCACAAACTAATAATGTTGAGCTTGCATCAGAAGAAATCCCGTTTTAAGGAGTAGGTTATGCCTAATATAAATACGTTAGTCGAAGATATTTATTCTGTAATTGAAGGAAAGGGCGGGTGGGATAGAACAATTACGGAATACTTAGCACGTAGTATAGCTGATGTTGCACACGATAGGTTTAAGGAACCTCAGAAACCCAGAGGATATTTAAGTTTATCCTCTGTGGGTTCACCCTGTAAAAGAAAGACTTGGTATAGAATAAATAAAACAGAAGAAGCTGCACCATTAAAGCCTCAGTTACTTGGTCTTTTCTTTTACGGGGATCTTTTAGAAACTCTACTGCTTGCCTTAGCCAAGGCAGCAGGACATGATGTTCAAGGTGAACAGGATCGTTTGTCTGTTCACGGTATCAAAGGTCACAGGGATGCGGTCATTGATGGTGTGACAGTAGATGTTAAGTCTGCGTCACGTTATGGAATGCAGAAATTTAAAAATCATGTACTACGTGATGACGATCCCTATGGTTACATCAGTCAGTTAAGTTCATATGTATATGCAGGTAAAGATGATCCACTTGTAACAGATAAAAAACGTGGTGCTTTCCTTGTCGTACAGAAAGATAACTTTGAACTTTGTTTAGATACATACGACTTTACTGAAGAGTTAAAAAATAAAGAACAAGAAGTTAAAAAAGTAAAAGAGGTTGTGTCTGGAGATATACCAGAGGAACGAATAGCACCTATACCTCAGTCAGACACATCTGAAAATACTAAATTATCTTTTGCTTGTTCTGGTTGTGAATACCGTAAGACATGTTGGCCTGAAGCAAGAGTGTTTCAATATGCTGGTGGACGTAAGGAGTACTTGATTGATGTGGTTAAGAAACCAAAAGTACCTGAGTTAATAGATTGAGTAAACAAGGTAAGCAGAAAGGCAGGTTAGGCCAGCAAGAAATCAGGGATGCTTTACTAAAAGCATTTCCTGAACTTGAGCCTGATGATATAAAGTCAACTGTCATGGGTGATACTGGTGCAGATATACAATTGTCACCAGCAGCACGTAAGTTAATACCTATATCAATAGAAGTTAAAAGGAGAAAGTCAGCACTTAAAACAGTCTATGCTTGGATGTCACAAGCAGACAATCACACAGATAATCCACCTGTAGTTTTCTATCGTTCAGATAGACAGAAATGGTTAGTAGTAACTGAGCTAGATCACTACATAAAATTGCTTAGGAATAAAGATGGTAAACAGTGATCTTAGAGATAAGCCAGTTAAAATTTGGGATGTCATATCAGGTCCATATCCCTTAGAGCATCCTGATTTAGATGATGTACATTACAACCTATGTAAGGTAGAGGTAGATGGTAAGGTAGAAGATATAGAATATTTCTTTGATAGCTTTAACGATGCTTATGAAATGGTAAAATATTTTTCAAAAAATATTGAACCTATAGAAATTAAAATGGAAGATTGACATGGGGTTTTAGATGAGTATAACTAGGGGTTTCCGATATGAGGTTACTGTCAATATAAAGGTAGAACCAGATGCAAACTTTTTTGAGTCAGATCCAAGATATAATCTGAATGTGATTCAAGAACTAATACAGGATGTCCTGTATGACTTAGACGATATAACTGTAATAAACTGTGAGGTAAAAACAGATGACTAAACTAACACTAGACGATAAAGAATATGAAATCGAAGACATGAATGATGAACAGAAAGAGATCCTAAATATTTTAAATTTAGGTTCTAACTCTGCAAATCTTTTAAACCACATGATCCAATGTGTAAATGCAATTCAACAGATGAAAACAAATGAATTGAAACAATCATTGGAAGGTGATGAGGATGATAAATCGGAGTGATCTAGAAGCGTTTGGCTATTTTGATATGTTTCAAAATAGTCCAGACTACGAGAAAGATCCTGTTCGTTTTTATAGCCAGTTTGTAGAGGACAAGATATTAACTAAAGGGCGTGATCGTCTGATAGAAAATACTCTTGGCCTTGCTGGTGAAGCAGGTGAGGTATCTGAAAAGATAAAGAAACTCTTTCGGGACAAGAATAAATTTAGTGATGAAGATATATTGAAAGAGTTAGGTGATGTGTTGTTTTACACAGTGGCTTTGGCAAATATCTTCGGTGGTAATCTACGTAAAGTTATGGAGATGAACATGGCAAAGCTAGATGACAGAGAGCAACGTGGTGTATTAAAGGGAAGCGGAGATAATAGATGAGTAACTACCTACCAACAGACTATCAATCATTTATCCATACATCACGATATGCACGATGGCTTGAAGACGAAGGACGAAGGGAGTCTTGGGATGAAACAGTAGATCGTTATATGAATAACGTAGTTGAGCCTGTAGTTAACAGTGGTGATAGTGAATATAACTTTAATGTTGCTCACGACATTGAACAAGCTATTCTTGGATTAGAGGTTATGCCCTCCATGCGAGCAATGATGACTGCTGGCCCTGCTGCTAATCGTGACAACACTTGTATGTATAACTGCAGTTATTTACCCGTAGATGACCCTAAGTCCTTCGATGAGGCTATGTTTGTCCTCTTGTGTGGTACTGGTGTCGGGTTCAGTGTTGAGAGGCAGTTCATCAGTAAGCTCCCAGAAATTCCTGAGTTGTTCGACAGTGAGACTACTGTTGTTGTTGGCGACTCCAAGGAAGCTTGGGCTAAGGGTCTTCGACAATTAATTGCACTCCTTTATAGTGGTGAGATTCCTAAGTGGGATGTATCTAAAGTTAGACCTGCTGGTGCTAAACTAAAGACGTTTGGTGGTAGAGCCTCTGGCCCAGCACCTTTAGTGGATCTATTTAATTTTGTAATTAATACTTTTAAATCTGCACAAGGACGTAAGCTATCTAGCATTGAGTGCCATGACATTATGTGTAAGATCGGTGAGGTAGTTGTAGTAGGTGGTGTACGTAGGTCAGCTATGATCTCTTTGAGTAATCTCAGTGATGATCGTATGCGTCATGCTAAGTCAGGTGCATGGTGGGAGAATGACCCACAACGTGCCTTAGCTAATAACTCTGTGAGCTATACAGAGAAGCCAGATGCTGTATCCTTTATGCGAGAGTGGATGGCATTAGTAGAATCAGGAAGTGGAGAACGTGGTGTATTCAATCGTCAAGCAAGTAAAGTCCAAGCTGCTAAAAATGGTAGACGTAATCCAGACTATGAGTTCGGAACTAATCCTTGCAGTGAAATTATCCTTCGTCCATATCAATTCTGTAATCTTACAGAGGTTGTTGTCCGTGCCACAGACAGTGTGGAGGATCTTGAACGAAAGGTCCGTCTGGCAACAATTTTGGGAACTGTCCAATCTACATACACTAAGTTCCCCTACTTGCGAAAGGTGTGGTCTAGAAATACAGAAGAAGAACGACTGCTTGGTGTGTCACTCACAGGGATAATGGACAACCCTTTGATGACTCTAAGTAACAAAGGATTGGAGAAGACTCTTGAACACCTTCGTGGGATTTGTGTATCTACTAATGCTGAATGGGCTGACCGTCTTGGTATACCTGTTGCTGCTGCAATTACATGCGTCAAGCCTTCGGGCACGGTCTCACAATTGGTGGATAGTGCCAGTGGCATACATGCTCGTCACAGTCCCTATTATATCCGTACTGTCCGTGGTGATAATAAAGATCCACTAACACAGTTTATGATAGATCAAGGCATTCCCAGTGAGCCTTGTGTTATGAAGCCAGATCAAACAACAGTGTTTAGTTTCCCACAAAAATCACCTGTCAGTGCTGTCGTTACAGAAGAAGTATCAGCCATTGAGCAGCTTGAAACTTGGTTGGCTTATCAACGTTCATGGTGCGAACATAAACCTAGCGTAACAATAAATGTACGTAAGGATGAGTGGTTTGAAGTAGGTGCGTTTGTTTATAAACACTTTGATGAAATGTCAGGTGTGTCATTTCTACCATACAATGAGCATACCTATCAGCAAGCACCTTATCAAGAGGTTGACAGTAATACTTACAACAATGTACTATTGACTATGCCTAAATCTATTGATTGGTCAAAACTTTCAGAGTACGAAAAAGAAGATAACACGGTATCAATGCAAACAATGGCCTGTACAGGTGATGTTTGTGAAATGGTAGACATAACATAAGGAGAAAAATATGTTTGAAGTTATAACAGCAATAGCAGGTGTAGTAGTGTTAGCAGACTTTGTTATCCCACTGGTAGTGGATACAGTCTCAGGTTTGTTCTAGTGTATGTTTTAGTACTCATCATGAGCTTTCAAGGTAACATGAAAGTTCAAGCTTTTCACTCACTATTTACTGATTACAATACATGTATGAAAGTAGCAATAGCGATGGAAGAAAGATTGATGAGTACTAAACCATCACCAGATGCGACTGCAAATACCTATTGCTTCGAAATACCAAAGAGTATATAATTCAAATCTCACTACAAAGGAGTACATCATGGATGTATATGTAAGACCTTTCAGAAAAAAAGTCTATGACAAAGTTGACACACCATCTAAAGAAGCACTTATCAAGTACTTAGAAGCTGAAGGTCACACTATCCTTAGCTCTACTGAAGATTACTATGCAGATGTTAAGTCAGAAAAAGATGGGGTTACTTACTACCATGAAGCTGAACGTAAGGCACAATGGAATGGTGATTGGCCTACCCATTGGGCAGAGGTTAGAATACCCGGACGTAAACGAAGACTAGTAGAAAAGTATAAAGATAATTTAAACAACTTGAATTTCTTTGTATTCAATAGGGGTTATAATAAAGCGTGGAAAATTAATGGTACTCAAATGACAGATGCTTGCATTCAAAAACCAAAAGGTCCAAACTATAGAATGCCAGAGCATGAAACATTCTATCATATCCCTTACACAGAAGCAGAGCTAGTGGAAATCAAATGAATAATGATCCAGTAAACAATCCAGCGCATTATAAGTTAGGCAATGGAGTGGAGTGTATTGATTACATCAAACAGGTTTTAACACCAGAAGAGTTTAAAGGTTACTGTCATGGTAACTTAATTAAATATCAACATCGACATGGATATAAAGGTAATCCTGTTGAGGATATGGAAAAAGCTGAATGGTACTTACGAAAAATGTTGGAAACTATGAAGGAGATTCATAAATGAAACCGTATGATGAAGGTATGAGAGCTTTTAAAACTGGTAAGTTGGGTAATCCTTACTCTAAAAATACAAAACAAAACAGGGATTGGGAGATGGGCTTTAATAAAGCCTATTTCTATAACCTTGAAAAGGTAAAACTAAATGAGCAGAAAATTAAAACTAGAAGAGGAAGCTAAAAAATACAGACAACAAAATAGAAAACCGCCAACTAAAACCAAGCCACTAACTGCACGTAGATTTATGGCTGGTCAAGCAATGGCGGCATTGTTGTCTAGATCTCCGGGTCATGTACATAAAGCTGATATAAAACGTGAAGCATATGATTGGGCAGACTATATGCTAGACGATGATGTAGAATAGATAAAGGGGGCTTTTGCCCCCTTATTTATTCTGTCATCTTTTGGAATCTTGATAGATCTCTTAGTGACTTTTCAGTATTTAAATACTGTTGTAAAATAAATAACTCGTTTTGTTCTAAGTCTTCTACTTCACCTAAGCCTAATTCTTTTACTGCTTTTTGAATACCTTTCTTAGGATACTTAGATGTTATGTCGTATTGCAGTGAAATTACTTCTTCAGGACCAGAGTACTGCATTCTTAAAAATGTTTTAGCTAAATCTTTTACTCTTGGTACAACATCACCATTCCAATGATCTAGTTTTTGTTGTTGAGTTAATTTATTAAACCAATTACTTTCTAATAGTAGGCTAGACTCAGCTTCCATAATATCAAACACGATACCATTAAGAGCATTAGCTGCTTTCGGTGCTTGATCTCTTATCTTCTTAGCAGTATTTAAATCAAAATCTCTAAGACCCATTTTATTCATCACACGTTGTGTGTCAGTAAGCCTAATGATTCTAGCACCCAATACTTTAGTTGATTGTATATCAGCCCTACCACCTGCTGCAGTCTCTCTAGGATCTGCTAGTGGTTTACCTGTAAACAGAGGAATGATATTATCTACATAACGAAATGCATTATTAATTAATTTATTATTTTGAACCCTGTCAATTGGTGCTGCATCTTCACCTCTTGCAACACCAGCTAAAATATTCAATGGTTCTAGCGGCCTGATCAAAGGATTAACATATTGAGTTGCTAATGTAGTGCCAACTATTTCCATACCTTTAACTACATCTCTTCTTTCAGGATCAGCCATAAATTTAATAGCTTCTAATGTATCACGTTGTGTTTTATCTAAGTTTCTAAGTAACCCTGAAAGTCCAAAGTCTTGAGTAAACTGACCAAAAGCTTTTATTGCTTGCTGGTATTCACCCATTAAACTAAGTGCCATTATTCTTGCTGCACCTTTGTATGCTGAAACAGGGAAGTCATATTGTTGACTAAAGACCTCACCTGTTAAAGGATCTTGAGCCGCATACATAGGCAAACCCTGCTTTACATTTTCTATCTCTTGTTGTGCTAGTGTGTAAATAATACCAGCACTAACTAATGACCTAGATATAGCTTCTTCGTAAGACATATCTTCATACTTACCTGCAGCTTTTAAAATAACGTTTACACCTGTAGTGTTTTTACCTAAAAAACCTATAGTGTTATTAAAGAATCTTCCAAAAGGAACTATCATACCAAGACCCGGCATATTTCTAGCGTCCTCTAACATACCAGCAAGTTTACCTATGCCATCACTAGACTTGTAAGACTTAGAAAATATAGCTTCTATTGTATCATCAACAGCACTAGCCTCTATATCACGATATTCTTTTGATGCCATGTACTTTTGAAGTGTCATATCCCCAATGTTTTGTGACCGATAAAAATCATTCCAACCTTTACCTGTGGCAATCCTAAGTTTTTTATCCATCTGGAATAAAAACTCTTGCGACTTAGTAAATGCATCTTGTGCTTGTACTAAAGATAGTCTTTGAATTAAGTCAATTTTTTCATCTATAGCTAATCCAACAAGTTTTTGATCTGGGGTAAATTTACCACCAGTTAAAAGTTGATTAGTGTTTTCTACACCACCGGGAAGTACGCTGTTTAATTTTTCCAATGCCTCAGAATTTCTTTGCAGCGCTGATTCAAAAGCAGTGTAAGTCATGTCAGCATCTAATAAAAATCTTACTCTTTGGGCATTGGATTCAATAAGTGCTTTAGCTATTCTTTGTGTATTAGCACCTTCTTCTGTCATTCCTATAAGCTTTTGCAGAGTACCTTTACCTGCATAAATTAATGCTACAGACATATCTGATGCACTTTGTAATGCGGAGTTCGCACCCCAACCAATTACATTTAAAGCACTGGTAGAAGGGTGTGAAACTAATAATCTTATTAATCTATTTTGAACTTTAGCAGTGCCTTCCATAAACTTACTAGGTTCTTTAGGTTTCTTTTTAGTGTCCTTTACAAACCCACCATCTAAAGCAGAGTCATACAAATCTTTAAGTTGTTTATCACTAATAGACATACCTAGTTGTCTAGCTGAGTTACCTGTTGCACCAAGTGCAGTACCTACTTGAGATATTTTATACGCAAAAATATCGCCTATATCACGACCAGTAACCTTAGATCTAGGTATTACTTTTCCATCTTCACCTTTAACTTTAATTTTATTACCAGTTGCTTTTTCTATAGAACGTAATAGTCCTTGAGCTTCTTTATTACTTACCTCAGAAATTAGGTCTGCCATCCAGTTACTAAACTTATCATCTTCAAATCGTTTAGCCCATACGAATCCACGTTCATATGCAACCTGAGTCATACCTTTTAATATAACATTGCCTTCTTCATCAGCATGACCAAACAATAAATTTTGTACAAACTCTACACCAAAATCTTTACTATCTTTAGATAGTACTGCACCACCTTTTAATTTTGTTTTCCAATCTCTACCAACATTAACTTTATCTTGATTTACATACGCACCAATAGTTTCAGAAACCTCAGAAACAAAACCCTCAGTTTTTGGTTCAGGTAGTACTGTACTAGGCAATGCTGTATCCGACACACCCCGTCTAGCAACTAATCCCGCTTGCAATCCACCAAGAAGAATACCACCAAGTGCAGCAACACCTACTGATAAATAACTAATATCTTCTTGTGCTTCTACATCTACCATACCCTCTTGATACAGGTACTCCATACCTGAGCCAACCATAGCATCAACACTAGTTACAACACCTATCTCTGTAATAGCTGCCTTAGTAGCTAGTCTTTGTGCTGCAGTTTTACCTAATACATTCTGTGAGTATGCAGCTATCTTAGTTTTAGATCCAGTACGAGCAGCTTTTACTCCATCAGTAAATACTTTAGTACCTACTTTTTTAGCAGCTTCTTCTGTACCTTCTTTTTTCATTGCCTCAAGAGCAACCCTTTGTGCTCCTTTAGTTCCTACACGAAGAGATCCACCAGCAACAGCTTTACCAATTAAACCACCAACAAGGTTTACTGGATCAAGTACTACACTTCTACTAAAGTCCATTAGTCCTTCAGCTTTTTCAGCAATAGATGTTTCTTTACTAAAAATACCAGCCATATTCTCATACAACTGGTACGCTTTAGCAGCCCTAGCCTTTTTATCTGCATCATCTTTTATGTCGTTAATGTAGTCCATCTCAGCTAAACCCCTTACGGAGTTTCCTGATACTACACCTCTACGGTTATTTAAAAAACTGTCAACAACAGATTCTTTGGTTTCATCTTTTACAGATTCATCACCATATCTATCACGCATATACCCCTCTACAATAGAGTAGGCATAATCATTTTCTACTATATCATCTTGAGTATATGTACCAGCCTCTGGTAATGCAGGAGAAGAATCTACTTTAATATCTTCCGTTATATATTTATCAAAGTAGTTTTCACGATCCTTTTCTTCTTCTTCAGTATCTACAGGCTCTGTTACAAGATACTTATCAAAGTAATTTGTCATTATCGCTCTCGTGTTCTTTGTCTTATATATTCTTCTGCTGAAGTTCCTAAGTGACCAAAGGCATCATTAAAGTCTTTTACAACTTGTGGATTATTTCTGTTTTCAAGTAAATCATCTATAGCTACCTCAGGTACTGATGTTGCCTTTGGTTTTGGTGCAGGTGTTTTAGTAGGTTCTGATCCAGCTTTTAACGAAGGTGGTAAGTAATAGTTTTTCTCCCAACCTTTAAACGCTTCAGGGTGATTCTCTAAAAAGTCTTCTTTAAAGTTTTCAGGAGTTAAGTATACTTCCATTAGTATATCTCTACCAATCTGAATAGAATCTTTACTACCAGTATTAATTAAATTAATAGCTCTTTGTGTATCAACAACCTGTTGGTTGGTAGTATCGTAGTTCTTATCTTTAACAAACTGTTTAGCATTTCTTAATAAGTTGCCAGAAACAATACCTAACTGTCTTTCAAAAAGTTCTTCTTGAGTTTTTGGTATAACCCTAGCTTCAGGTTTAACATCAGTAAGAATTGTACGACCCGGAGTAGTAGTAATATTAGTTAGCTGTGTAGCTAGTTCATAGTATTTACTTTTATCAGAAAGATCAGCACCAGTAATTAAACTCATGTAATCTATCTTTTCTTCTTCAGGGATATTAGATTGAACAATATTCATCATTGATCTGACATCCGATAGTGGAATAGGTGTTCCTGTAACATCAACATTAGTATCTAAGAAGTTAAGAACCTCTTCTGCAGCAAATGGATCATCAATAATATTATTAAAAAAAGCTACATCTTCTTCACTAAGATCTGCACCACTAACTCTTTTTTGCAGTTTCATTGCAGACTGTGCAGCAGTAGTGTACTTGTCACTAGTTTTAGCTGTTGCTTGTTTTTCTAATTTAGCAAGATATAAACCTAGTAGACTTTTTTCACGTTCATCCTCTAGTTCTTTTTCTTTTAGTCTTTTAGCTTGTATTTTATCCATGCCACTTAAAGCACCTGCCCAACTCCATCCCATCTACTGTCTCCTTGCCATCAAGCCTTGAGGGGCTGGTTGCTCAACCTCTGCTTTTGGTTCTTCCATCATAGGTTCTTTTTCAGTTTCTTCTGGAGCAACATCACTTGAAATTTTTTCAGGAAACTCTCCAGTTTCTTCACGAAGTTTATTTAACATATCTCTAGCACGAGAACGGTCTCTTTCGTAGGTAAGAGCTTTCTTAGTTTCTTCGTTATCAAACCCTTCGTCAAATTCTACATCAGCTTCAAGAGCTAAACCTTTAATATACTCATGTAGTACTGGTGCAATAATAAGACTTACATCTATACTGTGTAAGCCCTCCATAACAGCACTCCTAAGAACACCTTCAACTAAAGCAGTAAGTGTTAAACCTTGTTCAAGAAAATAAAAAGCATCTTCTAATGCTTCTGTTCTAGTTATATTTTCAATATGCAGATCTAAAGCCTCAATAGGATCAACTATTTTAGGTGGTCTTTCAAAAGGTAAACCTTTAGGTTCTGTAGTAAGTGATTGACCGGGAATAGGTGCTGCGAATATAATACTCATTAGTTACCCTCATTAAATAGTTCGTATTCTTTTTGTCTTCTTTTAACTAAACCGGGAAGTTTCTTTTTACCAGCGTATACGTACTCAAGAAGCATGTCACCTATTTCATCAATACCTCTAGTTCCATTGTCCGATAATTTATTTAAGTTCCCTTTACCTGCATTGTATCTAAAAGACATCAGTGCTTTAAATTGAGAGTCAGTAAACTTTTCATCATAACCTTTTTCTAATTCTCTTACATCTTTTTCAACAATTTTTAATTCGTCATTAAGACGTTCAAGAGCTTCTTCTTCTGTTATAGTTTCATTCTCACTCTTAGCTTTAGTTCCATAGCCAATAGTATATTGCTTAACATCCCAATAAGCTTTTTCTTTAAAACCTTCTATGTCTTTAATAAAGTCAACAATATTTGTACTTTTACTTGGTCTAGACATTAAACTATCAGATGAAGATACAACATCTTTTGTTTGAGAAGTATTTTTAGTTAAGTCTTTTTGTTTATTTATTTTAGCTATCATTGCCTCCCTAGCTGTAGAGGCATTGTCGCTATACTTTTTATATTGTTTAAATCTAGCTGCCAACTCTGGTGCAGGGTTTAAACCTAAAGAAGGATCATCTATATCTAAATAACTAGCTTCAGTAACCATATTTTTTCTTGCGGCTAAACCAGACTTCTGTATTCTATCACTAGATAGAGAAGGTAAAAGCTCTGGATTGTCCATAAGTTTAGACATATCAGCATAAGATTTAGAATACATACTCATTTATTTTTCCTATTATCCGAATATCCCACCGAAGTCACCAAACAAAAACCTAGTAATAAACTCTGTTTTTGCAGAATCTTCTGCGTAGCCTATTTTTTCTTTTAATGCTTCTAATGTTTGCTCACCTAAAAGAATTTGCATAGCTCTGTCTTTAGCTGATTCAGCTGAAGTAAAGTTATAACTCATTAGGTCACGTTCACGTTGCCAAACTGCGTCAATATTTTTAGAAGTCATAGCATTAATAGTAGCAGCAAACTCTCTATTGCTTTCATTTTGAGCAGCAGTATTTAAAGTTGCAATATTCTGTCTCCACTGAGCATTAGCTTGAGCTACTACTAAACTATTTGTAGCATTAAATGTATCACGTTGTTGTTGCAAGTTAGAGTTAAACTCACGAATAGCATTAATAGAGTTTACATTAAATTGATTAATTGCATTAGTTTGTGAGGCATTAAACTGTGAAGTTTGTGCAGACAAAGATGAAAAGAATTGTCTGGTTTGATTTTCATTAGCAGCATTAAATTGTGCTGCAGCATTTTCAGCAGCTTGATCTGTAAACAAAGCTTGAATGTTTTGTTGCGTTCTAAACATTGCAGATTGTTGTTTTCTATCAAGGTTAGCCATATCCATAGCTAAGAAGTTCTGAGCATTCTGTACTGCAGCTTGTTGTCTATTACTTAAATTAGCCATATCAAGTTGCGACAATGCAGCAGCTTCTGCCATTACCATAGCTTGACGATTATTTAAGTTTGACAAGCGCATAGTATTTACTGCACGAGAATTTTCAAGAGCTATGTTTTGCTCTGCAGTAAAGTTCATATTAGCAATATCACCAATACGTGCTGAGTTCTGAACACGAGCTTGGAATGCTTGGTCAAACTCTTGACCCATAAACTGAGCACGTTGTTGTGCCGCAAGCATAGCACGTTGTTGACGGTTTGACAAGTTCTGAGCTTCAAAAGATGCAACTGTTTGTGCATCAGCTTGAGCAATAGGTAAAGCAGATTCCATTGCAGCTTGCACAACAGCTTGACCAGCAAGACTACTAGCACCTAATCCACGAGCAGCCATAGCACCCATAGCATTACGCATTGCACCAGCAGCCCATGCAGGTGTATCACCACCTTCAAACTGTTGCATAAGACCCTCTAATTGGCCTTGTACAGTGGCTTGTTTGCTTGGGGTAGCTTGAGCAGCCTCAATCTGTTCAGTAAACTTAGCGGCTTTAGCAGCGTCTGCCACACCACTAATTAATTCACCATCTTGCAACTCCCGTTGTGTAGGATTCTGCATAGTAAAAGCTGCACCTTGAGCAGCTTCAAGATCTGATACTGCAGATTTGTTTTGTTGGGCTGCATCTATTTGTGCTCCGGGGCGAATTGTTCCATAGACATTAGGCATAGCTGCAGTTTGTGCTTGAACATAAGGACTAACTGTACCTGCTTGATAAGTAGAAGCTGGAACATATGTAGGTGCTTGAGCTTGAGATACTTGTCCTACCGTTGCAGCTGTAGTAGTTGGTGCTTGACCATACACTTGACCTGCATAAGGAGATATAAATTGACCATCTGTTGGTCTAATATAAGATACAGGAGCTTGCATAGGTTGAAATGTTTGTCTTAAAGCTGAGGAAAACATTGGAATCACACCACTTGTGTAACTAATATTATCACCACCCTCTTGCAAACCACGAACCATACCACCTTTTGCCATAGCTTGTTCATACATACCCATACGAGCAGCTACTGCGGGATTAGATTTAGCAAAGTCATTAAGTCCAGCTTCAGTTTTTGGACCTTTGTAACCTAAAAACTTAGTTGCTAGTTTATACTTAGCATTTAAATTAGTGTCTCCACCTTCAGCATAACCAACTGATCCACCTTGTGCCATACCCATTTTAGAGTATCCCGGTGGTACGTATGTTACAGCTTTACCATCAATTTCTGTAACAGGTATTTGTTGTCCTAATTCATTTGAATACATAACTGTTTGACTCATTCCTGTTGTTGTATCTGAAGGAAGTGATACCGTTTGTGGTACAGCACCTTGAATATATTGAGGAGAAAATACTTGTGAAGGCATATCTGCAGTGCTTGAAGGAGCACTTGTAGGTCCAGATAAAGGGGCAGCTTCACCAACTTCATATCCGGGAGGGTCATAAGTAGAAGCACCTTCACCTGAGTAAGGGGTATATGTTTCTGGTCTACGACCTTCTATTCTATCTTGAGCAACTTTTTGTGCTTCTGCAGTACGTCTAGCTTTTTCTGCAGCTATTCTAGCATCTTCTTCTTCTTTAGCTCTACGAGCTTCTTCAGCTTTACGTGTTTCTTCTTCAAGCCTAAGACGTTCAGCCTCTGCTTTAGCTTCTTCTTCGGCTTTTAGTTTAGCCTCTTCTTCAAGCCTAAGACGTTCAGCCTCTGCTTTAGCTGCTTCTTCGGCTTCTAAACGAAGTCTTTCAGCCTCAGCTTCTGCTTCAATTCTAGCCTTTTCCTCTGCTTCAATTCTAGCTTTTTCTTCCGCTTCTAATCTAGCTTCTTCTTCTGCTTTAGCTTTTTCAGCTGCTGTTTCTAAACCTTTAATATAAGCAGCTAATTCTGTTTGATAAGTGGCTTCATCTTCATTGTATTTTTCTAGATCTTTTTCATATTGCTCGGAGGCTGAAACATAGTTATTATAAGCATCGTACTTATTCGATAAAGATTTCCAAGCTTTGTAAGGTTCATTAAGCTTTGCACCAAATTCATTGCCTTCTTTATGAAGTAAGTTTTTCTGGATCTGACCTTTGTCATTACGAATATCACGAAAAGGAGTCTTTTTAAATTCTCCTGTAACCATATTTTTCCAAACAGCGGCTTGCATATGTGGACGATCAGTATAATATTCATTCCACACCCAACCCCAATTACCGGGATTATTTCCTAACTCTTGTTCAGGTTTAGCTACCGCAGCAGGTTCAGTTGGTTTTGTAGGTTTTATTGGTTTAGCCATATTTATTATCCGTTTACTACTTCGTTAAGACCCCAGATCATTGCACCTGTACCACCTAAGAATAATATTACACCTATTGTTAAAGATATACCCCAGAACAATCTGTCTCTTGCTTTAGCTTGTGCCTCTAGTGCTTCTTTTTGTCTAACCCTAGCAGCAGCTTGTTCTTTCACAACAAGATCCCACATTCCCGGTGGTCCATATAGTCTACACACTTCACGTAATTCGTTCTGTGCTTCTTTATGTTTCATCTTGGCTTGTGCAATTGCAAAGCCTTCTTCTTCAGATGAGCTTAGTCTACCTAGTGGGCCTTTATGTCTGCCTTGTTCAGCTAAACTAATGTCAGCTTCTAATTTAGCAAGCTTACCAAAGTGAGGCAGTAAGTCTGCTATATCACTACCAGCTTTAACTGCAGAACTAACTGCACCAGCTATCTTAGTAACTGCACCTGCTAAAGCTAATACTTCTATCATTATGGCAAACCCTACTATTAATCATTTGCCATCTTTTCTACTGATG